CAGATGGTCCTTGCGATCCAGATGGTCCTTGTGATCCGGATGGTCCTTGCAACCCTGCTTGGCCTTGAGGGCCTGGTATTTTTACATGGACAATATTAGTAAGTTGCTGAACTGTATTAACAGTACGGTCACATCGGTTATCAGTTACAAGTACTTGTCGTTGTACATTATTAATGATAACTGTATTCTTATCGCGATTAACATCGATAATTCTTGTATTACAGTTTCTAGATGCCATTAGTAAGTTGGTCCTAAGGTTACATTCTTAGATAACCGAATCTTTCCTTCTAATATTCTATAAACTGTCGGCACTGCATCGCCAGACGCTATTTCTAAATCGTATACCGCCTCTCCAAAATCTAACTGCGATGAAGATGCCGCGGATATATAAATTCCAATTGTCCCCAATGTTGGAGAATTGGTTCCGGAACTACCGCTCATGTTCAAGCCAGTACCATCTGATGTCAAACTCGATGAAAGTGTTAACAATACAGTAGAACTACCAACATTAGGACGTAATTGCATCCGAGCTTGATAGCCTGTTAAATCAATAGCATTAGAACCAGAATCTTTGTAAGCCACTTCTAAATCTAAAGTAGCTCCTTGTTCTATAACAAACGAATATAGTCCGGCTGGCATAGTCGTATCCTTTTAAATAAATATGAAAAAGAAGAAGGATTATCCAGGATTAATTAGCCCAGTACCATCCGATTCATTACCGAATACAACCTTCTTAGGAGAAAACCTTTTTTGTAAATTCGATGCCTGTAATTCATATGGCATTAATAATGTACCTTTCACCTCTGCCGGGAGTGTTGCTCTTACAACTCTATCTTCTCCAGCTACATTTGTAGTCTCTATTGATACATCTCTTAAATAAGTCGGGAACTTGAAAGTAGTTCCATATGCAAATCCATTAGTAGGTACTATCTGTTCTATCACTGCATTTAACTGTTCCGTATACTCTGTCCATATTACGAACTCATATGATACATTTACGAATTCCGGGACGGGAGAGATATACAATTCTCTACCTCTACTAGTATTCTGTAATACTGATAATCTGCTATACCTATTATTCTTTGTATACTTATTCTCAAAAACGTAATTGTTCGAGTCGGGGTTCTGATTCACCCCCAATGCTTTAAGTTCGTCTCGTTCTACCAAATTAGTTCTACGAATAGAAAATACTGGAGTCATTACTTTTCCTTTTCTATCTCGCATAAAACCTCGAGCTTGTACTTGAGCCCACTTCTCTCCATTAGCCCACATCACCGGAACATCTATCATTTGCCCGTTCTCTTTAATCTGCGGACGGATGACATCACGTATGTATGAGAATATAGCAAAGTCGATATCTTCGATTGTAATTTTTGGAGTCCGGATAATATCATTATCACGACGAACTTCGTTAGCCCTGTTAGTTTTTGGGTCATTACTATATGAAGATTGGGTTTGTTTTAACTCTTTCTTTGCCATTATAAGTTCTTAGGTATTACATTAGATTTATTCTGACCTGAACGAACTTCTTGAATATTCAATCTGTTACGCCTTGTCAAATGGGCCGTTACATTAACAGCTACAGACAAACCAAATTCTTTTCTATCATTTAAAGTGAATCCTAAATCTGTCGATGGATTCTTGCCGGCCCAATACTGTGATGAGCCCACCGTATCAATTTCATAGAACTCATTATCAAATTCAATTACATCGCCTTCTTTTAAAACAATGTTTTCATTGACTAAATCGTCACGAATAAATCCAAATGTAGCTGTCCTATTCTGATCGTAAATTTCTGTACTATCAAATACTTTATCATCCTTCCCGATTAAAGCATTAATTCGTATTACTGGCTGGTATACTTTTGTATCTGACTCATCATATATGTTGGCTTTAGTATCATCTAAACTTAGAATGTAGATTCCTACTTCCATATCGATATAGTCATTGATTAACTCTCGATTAATAGACTTAACTAATTTCGCATCTCGTTTTGATCCATATAATGCCATCTATCATCCAATGTATATTTTAGTTGGAATCTTAGCAAGCTGTTGTTGCATGGATTCTGCCTCTGCCTGTTTACGTTCCAATTGTGCTTGCCTTGACATTGAGTCTAGTATCTCTTTAAGTTCTTCGATAAGTGCTTGCTTTTCGGCTTCTGCAGCGCTCACTAACTGATCACCATTCAATGTTATTTCAGCATTCGGTATTGGAAGCGACGAATACTTACTACGAACATAACCTAGCATCTCTTTTGCTAACGCTAATGTGTATCTTCTAATCCATTGCTTTCCAACTGCATTAATAGTCTTGTAAGTAATTGATTCATATGGAACATTAGAAAAATCAGATACCGTACCAGTAGTTCCCTTTAACGCATTAGCCCTATCAGCTTTAAGTATATATTGGAAGTATACCTTTCTGAAATTCGTTCCATTTGGTATTGGGAAGAATCTTATTCTATTATTAATAAGCTCAAACGTAAATGCTGACTTACGTATTTGGTCATTAAACTCAATAGCCTGGACTCTTAATGCGTCGAAGTATACTGGCATCATCATAAATGAAACTGATGTAGAAAGTCCTCCCCATCCGAATCCATCTAACATTTGTTGCGTCCCTAAGCCAGAACCTGCATACGGATCAAAATAACGTACGATTGCCGGCGGTGCGGCATGGAACACTCGTTTAATTTCAATATCATCTACTCCCGGGGTTCCTTGTTCAAATGTCACGCTGCCAGTATCAGTCAAGTCATACATTTGTTGGCTAGAACTAATTGTGATTGACCCCGTATAATAAGTAACATTTCCTCCGGAGCCGGCTTCTGTCCCATATTCCTTTGCCAATTCGATTAAACCGCCAAAATTAGGAGATACTGTTCTTCCTGATAAATTTGTCGATGAGCCTGTACTAGACCCGTACAAGTTAAGCATGTTATCTCGTATATTGAACGTATTGAGCTGAGCTCCATATTCTGATACAGCCTCTTCGAAACATGCAAAGAAATTACAATCTTGTAGTTCTATATCCGTTATTGGATATCCTAGTCTTTTTGCTGTCCATTCAGCGACTCTCGGAGCGTCATACTGAAATTGAAGATCGTTATCATATAGTTCAAATGGAGTATCCCCTGGAAAGAAAGATGATGAACCAGGCCATACTATAATATCAGTTGCCATACGAGCAATCCTTTATAATAAATATACAGATCAAGCATATAGCAGATCTAATAATTCATTCACTGCTTCGTGTCTATGTGAGTCTGTAAGATTACATCTATAAACGCTATTTGATACTAATAGCTTAGATACATCGTGTATAGCCGAGTGGTTTTTATCTCGCAAATCAATTTGTTTTGAATCACCACAAAACATCATTTTTGAATTCTTACCGAGTCGACCGATGGCCATGGCCAACTGCGATCTGGTTAAGTTCTGACATTCATCTACTATTACAATTGAATCATCAAATGTACGTCCTCTAAAATGAGCTAACGATACTAATTCAATTTCATCTGATGTTTCTAACTGAGTCAACTTCTCTTGTTTGTTGTATACCTTGCGCATATTCGATCTGATCGGAACTAGCCATGGCTCCATCTTTTCATTTGCATCGCCGGGTAAGAATCCGTTATCTTCTGTAGAAACAGTTGGTCTTGTAATTACAATTTTGTTGTATTGTCTTTTAAAGAACATATCAAGGGCAATCTGAACTGCTAATAATGTTTTACCAGTTCCTGCTGCACCCAAAATAAAATTATACGGATGTTTTAATATTTCAGCCTTAGCTAATTTCTGTTCTTCTGATAATGCGATTGAAAATCGAACATTGCCTTTTGGAGGCGTCTTCGCCTTATTCTCTGCCTTCGCCATACACGTCAAATAAATGATTTATTATAAATATCGTAACCGGACAAGTAGATGTAAAAAAAGGGAGACCGAAGCCTCCCCTTTTTAATAATCAATTAAACTCGATTATATAGTCTCTAGTCCGTGGACAAAGACCTTACCATAGAACTCAGGACGAGTGATCTTCTTAGCATAACGAGTCATCACACCTTTACGTGGAGTGAAGTCTTCCGGGTCATGCAATAGAGGAGTCATGATCAACGGAATATATGGAGAATAAACAGCTCCTGTTTCTAGGAACTGAGATCCACGGTATCCCATCAAAATAACGTTCTCAGTCATGTAAGGGTTCTTATACACTTGGAACCTACTGTTGATAGATCCAACTTTCTGAACACCCATTGCGAACTGCATCTTATCACCGTCAGTGTCTGCAGCATATCCTGGAATAGATTCTAGGATTGTTGCCACTGTTGGAGAACATACAAGGAAGTTAGCTCCACCTCTTAGAGTCAATTGGTGAATCTTGTTACTTACCTTTTGGATCTTAGTTCCAAGAGTCTGGAACCATGTTCCTTGGTTGTATGCTTGAGCTGCTGTTGCGCCGGCACTGAACGTGTTCGTTGCAGCATTAAACTCATATCCAACACGTGCTGACCACTTATCAGTTGTCTGTGCATTCTGGATAAGCATGTCTAAGATTTCCAAATCAATTTCTTGCGAAACATATTCAGAAAGCATGCTTGTCAATTCTGCTTCAGCATCAATTGAGTGATAAGCATTCAAGTCCTGAGCAAATTCAGGAGACCAAATAGCCTTAAGCTTTCTAGTCTTAGCAACGATCGGTTCAGATCTCATCTCAAGGTTGATCTCTGGAATCGAAAGTGAGTTAGTAGTTGCATCACCTACAGTATCTTCATAATCACCACGAGTGATATCAGTTGGCTGCTTAGCATACGCAACTTTAAATGAAGGTGTACCAGCGATAGAGTGTACCAAGAATTCTACATGAGAACCATTTTCGGTTGTTCTTGTAAATTCTGGGAACACATTAAATCCTGCTCCAGATCCTGATAGGTTAAACGATCTAACACCGTTAATATCATAATTTGTAAGTGAAGCGGATGGAATAGATACTACATGGAATACGTTTCCAACAGCTGCTGCTGAAGCAGAGAATTCAGAATTGTAGTTCGTGAATGCTTGGAACGCTGCATCATCCATTGATGTTGCTGCAGTAAATAGTCCTGTCGTCGGGTTAATAGATCCCGTACGAGCATCGGTTACACCTGTACCAGCTGATAATAGAGCTGTCACTGTTTCGTTAACGGTATATCCGAAACGACCAGGTCCGTAAAGACCTTCTGTTGCTGGAGTACCTGCTGCTGCATCAGTGATACCGAATACAGAGTCAGACTCAGCTGTACGTCCTTGGCCTGTCAAGAAGTCGTTACCTCCTGCTACGCTATCAATCCGACCAACACCTGTTCCATACTTGAAGTCTAAGTAGAATACTAGACCTGAAGGTAGGTTCATCGGCTGAACAGAAACGAAATCTTTAGCTGCAATTTCAGCAAAGATTCTACGTACCAGTGGTAGAGCAACGCCTGCCCATTCTTCTGCATTAGACTGCGCTCCTGTAGCTGATGCTTCAGTTACAAGTTGACGAGCCTGGTTTTCCAAAAGAACGGCCATTGAACGTCTATCGATCTCGCTATCCAACCCCTCTAGAAGACCTGACCCTTTCCACTTGTTTTCAAGCTGAATAGCCACTTCTTTTTGAGTTGCTGCATGTTCATGAGGTAGTAATGAATTTATGTTCATTGTTTATCCTTTAATATTTGCTAGCTTCTTCCAACGAGCCGCCAATGCATTTCCTTCTGAAAGAATTTCTTTCTTAGGAGCTGTTGATTGACTTGTTCTTGACCCGTATCCTTCGCTAACGGTTCTTTTTACTCTTTCGCCTGCACCAATGAATGATTCAGATAATGTAGCAAAGACTAACTTCACTTCACGTAGAGTCTCAGCTCTATCGAAGTTTTCTATTACTTTCATTTTCTGTGTTTCAGATAATGCATGGTTCTTGAATAGTTTGTTTGAGAAAAGTAGTTTTGCGTTTAGAAGGTTCACTTCGTTAAGCTTTGACTTCAAGAAGCGAATCACGTTCATAGCCTCTTCTAGTTCAGCTGCCGTATCATCTACTTCAGCCTCTTCTTCTTCGTAATCTTCTTCAGTTAGAGACTTAATGATTTCATCAATACTGATGTCATCATCCATATCCTCTTCATAGTCATCACCCTCTTCCATCATCTCTTCTTCTTCCGAATAATCACCTTCTTCCATCGGCTCTTCTTCTTCGCTTTCCAGCTCACGAATAATCGCTTCAAGTTCTAGCTCATCTTCATCATCCATCTCTTCGATAGATTTTTCTTCGTAGTCATCACCTTCTTCCATTGATACCTCTTCTTCCTCTGGTGGCATTTCGTCCATTACTGGCTCCTCCACAGGTTCTTCCATTTCTTCTCCGCCTTCCTCTTCAGCAATGCGGTTAGATAGCATGGATTGGATCTTTGGAACGAATGACTCTTCTAGCGCAAGTTTTGCGTTGGCAATTGCAGTTTCTCGTACTGCTTTAGCATCTGCGATTGCCTCTTTAAGTAAATCAGAATTTTTCATTCTTGTCCTATTATTTAAATTTGGAGTAAGGTTATTTGAACCTTAATAATGCCGAACGGCATTGCTTGTGATAAAGTGAGGGATTGTATATTGGGAATACAATATCGTACAACAATATATATACACGTAATTATAAAAACATCCATCTTAATAGTAAAAAAGCGCCTTTCGGCGCTAATTTACATTTCATTCTCGGATATAAACTTTTGTCTATACTCTGCCCGTTGACGTTGTTCCCGTTTAATTTCAGACTTTGATTTGAACTCTCTCCTATCCTTTAAGTCTTGAATAACTCCCTTATTCTTTAATTCTTGTTTAAACGTTCGAAGTGCATTTCGGATATCTCCTCCAACAACTCGTACCCCTCCGGAAGGCCCGACAGTCTTTCTTGCTCGTAAATTCATATAACTTGTTTTTTTAGTTTTTTTGTTCATTCGCTATCTTTCAATGACTCATTAATATTATAGTCACGTTATGATACTGATTCTAACATTGGTATCAATTCTCTAACCATTGTCATATCCGCTGGAATTTCTTCGCCGTCTGATGAGGCCATTAGGTGATCTAGCACAGTGTTAACATTTTTAATCGTTACTCTATATCCCAGATCTCTTAGAATTTGTTTAGCCAGATATGTTTCATTTGGTAAGTGACTTGCCGTACCTCTATTAAAATTTTGGATCGTTTTAACAGCTGCTTCCACATCATATTTTACAGCTTCACGAAGCAGTTTATGATCATTGCTTGCAGGTCTACCTTTGAATAAACGTGCATATGTTTCTGCTAAATGTTGTTTACTCTTGCCCATTTTTTCCCTCTTTTATATATTCGCTCTTCTATCCAATTTCATTGGAAGATATGATTCTCTCATAAGATGTTCATCAAGCTTTTTAACAAAATCTTTAAGATACCTTGACGCTAATCCTTTCTGCCCATCTTCAATTGCACCTATAGCATCCCATAGTGGTGCAGCATCTTCATGAAAGTTCATATCTTCCATTGAATGATATAGTTTCTTGAGATCGCTAAGACTCCATTTATCAGTTACTGTAGCTGCCATATCGAACATCCCGTCTATGTCGAAATCCCTACTGTAACTATCACCCAACTTGTATTTCTTTCCCTCTTTTATATATTCGCTATCTTTTAAAGCCTCATTAATATTATAGTAACGGTTTAAAATCATACCAATATCATCATATGATGACTCCAGCCGTTGCTGTAATTGATTCATTTCTGTAGCAGTTTTCTCAAATACTTTCATTGCTTCATTTAGCTGCTTTACATGACGTGATACCGTCACTTTATCAAACCAATGTTCTGACTCATCCATTGTAACTTGACTAGCCTGTTCAACTATCGACCTAAGACGACTAACGCACTCTTCTAGAGAATCTTCGCGATAAATCGCTTCGCCCATATTATTAAAATTAGCTACAGATTCTAAAAATGCATTACGCGCTTCCTTCGAAGGACTCGATGTTCCTGGCTCGTAATCCTCATTAAGGATCATCTTCAATAATTCTGTTTCGTATTTTCTGTTACTCATGATATTAATCAGTTGTTAATTCAGATGGAATATTTCCATATGGGTCTGGAATGAATCCAGTGCCTCGTTGACCTTCGGTATTTGTTGGACCGTAAATACTCGAATGCGATGCAGATTTAAGTTCTGAATGCTGTACTCCTCCCTGGGTAACCGGA